AGAGGCATGCAGCGCGTGGCGCAACAAGTGATTGCGGCCGGGCTGCGCTCCGCGATTGATTTGGCGTGGCAGGCAAACGACTTGCGGAGACTGGCGCGAGACATCGAGGCCACCAAGACGCCGAACGTGAAGTAGACCCCACACCATTCACCCACTCAGCCATGAAACGCAGTCATAGCCAGGAATGCCGTCTCTGAAATCTGATGTTTACGTGCTCGTGCGTGCCTATGGTGCAGAGTTCTCCATAGGCGCCGTCGAGCTTCCAGATGGCAGTTATAGAATCAAGCGCGGCAGATCCTGGTCGCGCAAAATGCCCAGGGCTACGCTGAGCGAGATCTTCTCCGCCTCGCGGCGCTGGGCCGTGCGCAGGCGCGCAACCCGCCGAACCGCTTCACCCTGACCCAGCCTCCCCGCGCGCGCGAAACTGGCGCGCATGCAATCCACCTCCGATATCAAGCCCGTCTGCGGCGCCTGCGCTCACTTCGAGCCGGCGCGCAACGAGCCGCCTAGCGACCCGAAATACGGCTATTGCAAGCCGCGCGAGCGGCTTGTCAGGGAGGGGCGCAACCGCAACGAGTACCCCACCGTCGGCCGTCTCGTCGATGCGACCACGCCATGCTTCATGGTCACTTGGGACGGCAAGGCCGAGAAATCCACATTTGAGGCCAAGCCATGAGAAAAGTCCGCATGCTCGATTGGGGCGTGATCGCCGCGCTGCTCACGCTGGCCATCGGTATCCTGGCGCCGCATCAGCTCGGCGTCACGCTCTACAAGCTCTCGCTGGTCTCGCTGGCGGCCGTGGCCGGCTATTGGATCGACCGCGGCCTGTTCCCTTATGCGCGTCCGGACGAGCTGACGCTCTCCGATAGCCAGGTATCCGCCGCCTTCATCCGGCGCGCGATCGTCGTCGCGGCGGTAATCCTCGGCGTGAGCTGGGGGGCGTGATGCGCCTCGATCGCGAGCAAAAAGAAGAGTTGATCGGCGCGTTGGTCGTGGCGGCTGTCGTGCTGCTGTACGCGCTGTTTCCCTGGCCTGTCCGTGCCGAGCCGCAGCGTGCCGCCGAGCCGCCGCGCGCCGCGCTCAAGTACCGCGCCGACCTGGTGCGCGCCGTGCGCCTGTCTTGGGGGTTGGATGGCCCGGTCGCCACGATGGCGGCGCAAGTTCATCAGGAGAGCGCCTGGAGACCGGATGCCCGCAGCCCCTACGCTCACGGCCTGGCGCAGTTCACGCCGGATACGGCCGAGTGGATCTCGGGCATGGATGCCGCGCTGGCCGGTGCCGACACCGGCAACCCGGTCTGGTCGCTGCGCGCGCTGGCGCGTTACAACCGCTGGCTCTACGCCCGCGTGCCGGATCGCCGTAACGACTGCGCCCAGTGGGCGCAGACGCTGCGCGCCTACAACGGCGGCCTGGGCTGGATCAAGAAAGAGGCCGCCAGCGGCAAGCCGTGCGAAGCCTTCCGCAGCGCCGCCAACTGCCGCGAGAACCTTTCCTACCCGAGGCTGATTCTCACGCGCCACGAGCCGATCTACGCCGGCTGGGGCCGTGGGTTGGAGTGCTGGCGATGAGCGAAGCCCCGAGCGCACGCGCCGTATGGAACATGCGCATGCTGGTGAATCTGTTGGTGCTGGTGGCCTATTTCGGTCTGCTCGGCTATGGCGTGGTGCAAGGGTCGCTGGCGGTGAAGGAAGCGCTGGCGCTGATCGGTAGCACGGCATTCGGCGGCGGCATCGGCTGGCTGGCGAAATGAACGTCGCCTGGTGGCTCCTGATTGTCGTGGCAGCCTTCGCGTCGGGCGCGTTGCTGGGCGAGCGCGACGGCGCCAGCCGCGCCGACCAGCGCTGGAAGGCCGCAACGGAAAAGAAGCGCGCAGACGGATTGACGGCGGCGCGCGTCGTCGAGGTCGCACGTTTTCGGAACATGGAGGTCGCCTACCGTGCCAATCAGATGGAAAACCACAAGCTGCGCACCGCTGCGCTGGCTGCCGATCGCGCTGCTCGCGGGCTGCGCGACGACCTCGCCGCCGTCAGACGCGCCCTGCCCGGAGACGCCGGAACCGCCTGCGGCGCGGCGCTCGATGCCTGCCACGCCGTACTCGGAGACTGCGGCGAAAGATATCGAGACGTGGCGCAAGCGGCTGACGACCACGCCGCCGACGCAAGGCTCTGCCTCGAAGGATGGCCACAGTGACTGACTTCTTCGACCGCGCCAGCGACACCGAGCAGGACGAGCGCGACGATGCCATCGATAACGTGCGTCACCGCGTCGAGGAGCAGCGCGCCGTTCCGTCGGCGACGCATTGCGGCGTGTGCGGCGGGCGGATTCCCGTTGCGCGCCGCCGCGCCGTGCCTGGCGTGCAGACCTGCGTCGATTGCCAGGAAGACCTGGAGAAAGGCTTGCGCCCGTGAAGATCGAACTCGAACTATGGCACCTCATCACCCTGTTGCTGATGTTCCTTGGGGCGGTGTGGGCCTTCGGCAAGGTGCTGCTCGTGCAGATCGAAAAGCGCATCGACCAGCGATTTGACGTGCAGACGACGCTGCTACAGGGGACGACAGGAAAAGTCGAGAAGCTGGAACGAGACTTTCTTTTGTGGCGTGCCGAGCTGCCCATTCACTACGTCCGTCGCGAAGACTATGTGCGCGGGCAGTCAATCATCGAATCAAAGCTGGATGCCCTGTATTCGGAGCTCAAGGCTGTGCAACTGAAAGGAGCGTCTCATGTCAGTTGATATTGCAAAGGTCCGCCGTGAGACGGTGCGCTGGCAGATCCTGCTGACGCTCAACAACGCCCGTCCCATTGGCGCCTACGAGGAAGTCGTGCTCGCCGTGGTGCAGGCAAGCTACCCGGACGCCACGCCGCTGGAGCTGCGCCGCGAGCTGGATTACCTGTTCGACCGCAAGCTAGTCGAGCTGCGCAAGGAGCCTTCCGGCCGATGGTTCGCCGACCTCACGCGCTACGGCACCGATATAGCCGAGTACACCGTCGATTGCGATCCGGGCATCGCCCGGCCGGCGAAGTATTGGTGACATGGCCAAGCGCTCGAAGATCTCCACGCTGCCGGCCGAGGTACGCACCTGGCTCGACAAGGCGCTCGCCGAAGGCAACTTCTCCGGCTATGAGCAGCTGGAGAAGCTGCTCGCCGAGCGCGGCTTCACCATCGGCAAGAGCAGCATCCACCGCTATGGTCAGCAGCTTGAAGCCAAGCTCGCCGCGGTAAAGGCCAGCACCGAGGCGGCGCGCGCCATCGCCGAGGCGGCGCCCGACGACGCCGACCTGCGCAGCGCGGCCGTCATGAGCCTGGTGCAGACCGACACGTTCAATGTCATGGTCGCGCTGCAGGAGGCGGAGGGAGCCGATCCGGCCGATCGCCTCAAGCTCCTGGCCAAGGCCGCCGAGGCGATCGCCAAGCTCTCGCGTGCCTCTGTCAATCAAAAGAAGTGGGAAGCCGAGGTCAAGGCCAAGGTGCAAGCCGCCGCCGAGGCGGCCGAGCGCATCGCCAAGAAAGGCGGCCTGTCGGCCTCGTCTGTCGCCGAGATCCGCAAGAGCATCCTCGGGATCGCGAAGTGAACCCGCTCGAATCCACCCTTACGCCAGAGGCAGACGGCAGCGCGCCGCCGCCGGTGCTGCTCGGCTACCAGCAACGCTGGGTGGCCGATGATTCGCCGCTCAAAATCGGGGAGAAGTCGCGCCGCATCGGCCTCACCTGGGGCGAAGCCTCCGACGACGTGCTGATCGCATCCGAGGAAGGCGGCTCCAACGTCTTCTACATCAGCGCCACGCAGGACATGGCGCTTGAATACATCGAGGCGTGCGCCATGTGGGCGCGGGCCTTCGACCTCGCAGCCGGCGAGATCGAGGAAGGCATCTTCCTCGACGACGGCGACAAGGAAATCAAGACCTACCGCATCGACTTCCCGAAGTCTGGCAAGCGCATCGTGGCGCTTTCCAGCCGGCCGGCCAACCTGCGCGGCAAGCAAGGCGTTGTGGTGATCGACGAGGCCGCATTCGCGCCCGATCTGGCCGGCCTGCTCAAGGCCGCGATGGCCATGCTCATGTGGGGCGACAAGGTTCGCATCATCAGCACCCACGACGGCGACGACAATCCGTTCAACGAACTGATCAACGAAGTGCGTGCCGGCAAGCGCGGCGGCAGCGTGCATCGCTTCACCTTCGCCGACGCCGTGGCCGACGGTCTGTTCCGCCGCGTCTGCCTGCGCAAGGGCAAGCCCTGGAGCCAGGAGGCGGAGGATGCATGGGTGGCCGAGGTGCGCATCTTCTACGGATCAGACTCCGAGGAAGAGCTGGACGTGATCCCGGCGCGCGGGGGCGGCACCTTCCTGCCGCTGGCGCTGATCGAGGCGCGCATGGTCGCGCCTGGCGGTGCGGGCTACGTGCCCCTGGTGCGCGAGCGCTGGGGCGTCGAGTTCTCGCTGCTGCCCGAGCCGACCCGCGCCAACGAGGTCAGCGAGTTCTGCCGCGACAGGCTGCATGCCATTCTTACCTTGCTCGATCGCGAGCGCCGCCACGGCTTCGGCGAAGACTTCGCGCGCATCGGCGACCTGACGGTGATCACCGTGCTTGAAGAGGGCAGCGACCTGGTGCGCCGCCCGCGCCTGGTGGTCGAGCTTGGCGGCTGCCCGTTTGCGCAGCAGCGCCAGATCCTGCGTTACATCGTCGATCGCCTGCCGCGCTTCACGGCTGGCGCGCTCGATGCCGGCGGCAACGGCGCCGAGCTGGCCGAGTTCGCCGCCGACACCTGGGGCCATACCCGCATCGAGCAGATCAAGCTCTCCGACAAGTTCTACCTGGAGCAGATGCCGCGCTTCAAGGCCGCGCTGGAAGACGCCACGCTCGACGGCCTGCCGCGCGACGACCAGTGCCGCGACGACCTGCGCGCGATCAAGAAGATCAGCGGCGTGCCGAAGCTCGGCGAGGCCAGGACGCGCACCGGAGAAGATGGAAAGACGAAGCGCCACGGCGACTTCGCCATCTCGCTGTTCCTCGCCCACTACGCCATGACGCGCGATGCCATGCCGGGCCGCTGTGACGGCTTCGTGGCCATGCCGCGCGCCGCCTCAAACGACGGGGGCGACATCGACGACCCCTATGACCTCGACTTCAGCCGAAGGATGATGTGATGGCGAAGATCCTTGACCAGTACGGCAACCCATTCGACTCCGGCGCGCTCAAAGAGCCGCAGACCAGCCGTATCGCCGCGCTGCAAAATCAGTACCTCACCTCGATGCTCGGAGGCCTCACCCCGGCAAAGCTGGTGCGCATCCTCGAATCGGCCGACGACGGCCACCTAGTCGATCAGCACCGCCTGTTCGCCGACATGGAAGACCGCGACGCGCACCTGGTGTGCGAAATGGGCAAGCGCAAGAACGCCGTGATCGGGCTGGATTGGGACATCGTTCCGCCGCGCAACGCCACCGCCAAGGAAAAGGCCGACGCCGAGTGGGTCAAGGAAGTGCTTACCGATGGCGTGATCCCCATCGAAGACCTGATCCTGGCGCTGATGGACGGCGTGGGCCACGGCTTCGCGCCGGTGGAGTTCGAGTGGCGGCTGGAAGATGGCGAGAAACTGCCCACCTTCCATCCCCGGCCGCAGGAATGGTTCAAGCTCTCTCAGGACCGCCGCGCGCTGCGCCTGATCGACCATACCGCCGACGGCGCCGAGCTGCAGCCGTTCGGCTGGGCGCTGCACACGCACGGCACGGCCAAGACAAGCTACCAGCAGCGCATGGGCCTGCATCGCGTGCTGGTGTGGCCCTTCCTCTACAAAGCCTACAGCGTCGGCGACTTCGCCGAGTTTCTGGAAACCTACGGCCTGCCGATCGTCGTCGCCAAGTATTACAACGGCGCCAGCGCCGACGAAAAGGCGAGCCTGATGCGCGCCGTCACGGCGCTCGGCCACGACGCCCGCGCCATCATGCCGGCCGACATGCAGCTCGAAATCCAGAAGGTCACGGCGGACGGCAGCGGCACGCCGCACCTCTCGATGATGGGCTGGGCCGACGACGCGATCAGCAAGGCCATCCTCGGCCAGGTGCTCTCCGCCTCGGCCAAGGCCACCGGCATGGGCTCAGGCGTGGCCAACCTGCACGGCGAGGTGCGCGAGGACATCCGTAACGCCGACGCGCGCGAGATCGCCGGCACAATCACCCGTGACGTGATCTATGCCCTGCTGGCGATGAATCGCGGCGTCGACAGCTTGCGCCGCTGCTCGCGGATGGTGTTCGACACCGGCGACGCGGAAGATCTCGGGACGCTGGCCACCGGCATCAAGGCGCTGCGCGACGCCGGGGTAAAGACGATCCCCGTCGCCTGGGTGCATGAAAAGGGCCGCATCCCCATGCCCAAGGATGGAGAAGCCACGGTGGGCGGAGATCCGCCGCCGCCCGACGGCAAGTCCAAGGCCGCACTGGCGGCACTCAATAGCGGAGGCGCCGTCCCGCCAGCACCGACTTTTGCCGACCAGGCCGCGCTCGACGCCGCGATCGACGCCATCCCGGCCGAGAACCTGCAGGCCATGAGCGAAGCCATGCTCGCGCCGATCCTGCAGCTGCTCGACGAAGCCGGCAGCTTCGAGGCGGCCCTCGCCGCGATCGCGGCGCGCTACCCGGACATGGACAGCGCGCGCCTCGAAGACCTGCTCGCCCGCGCGCTGTTTGCCGCAGAACTATTTGGCCACCAAAGCGCTAGATCAATCACCCAGGAAGGGGGCATCCAATGACAGTTCAAAACTCAGTCACCTTGCGCAACGCACGCCTTGATTCTGACGAGAGCGCTATCGGTCCATCGCCCATCTTGAAGATTCGCACAGGTGCGCAACCGGCTGATTGCGCCGCCGCAGATAGCGGTACGGTGCTGGCTACGCTTACCCTCCCGTCTGACTGGATGAACCCCGCATCTAACGGCACGAAGACCAAGCTAGGTACGTGGGCTGACTCAAGTTGCGATGCAGACGGAACTGCAGGTCATTACCGTATCTACGACTCCACCGGGACTGTATGCCATGAGCAAGGCAGCATCACGGCGACAGGCGCTGGTGGAGACATGACCGTGGATAACGTCGTCTTTGCGATCGGCCAGAGTTTCACGATTACGGCCTACACCAAGACTGCCGGAAACCAATAAGAGGGGTGCCACATGGACAACACCACCAAACTCGCCCGCGTGAAGCGCGAAATCGACATGATCAGCCGCGCAGATGACACGGATAGCGTGATCCGTAACGCCCTGCTTGATCAGATCGTTACCTACATCGAGGCAGAGCGGGTCGCCATTACTGAGCGTTTGGCTGCGAAGATGGAGCAGGGATGATTCTCCTGGCCGCTGGGCAACCTGTCATTGGCGCAGAGCAATACACGGTCAGCGTAGGGGGCGAGTACGCGCTTGATGCGTTAGTACCGTGCGACCTCGGCGGGGCTAAAGAGGTGGCCGCCTTTCCGGCCTTCATGATCGCCGGCCTTGAGGCTCCAGATGCGCCTATTGTGTCGCCGCGCGTGATTCGTGATTGGGAGTTTCGCAATCGCTTTAGTCAGCCACAGTTGGTAGGCATCATGCGCCATGCGATGGCGGGCGATGATATTGCTGCGCTGGTGTGGCTCAAGCTATCGACAGCATCTGACGGCATTGACCTTGACGATCCCGACAATGTAGCGGGCGTCTTTTACGTCGCCTCAACCTACCCCGAACTTGCGGTTGACCCTGCCGTAGTGCTGGCATAAGGAGCGAGTAATGTACGCAGCAGCAAGAATGCAGTTGGGCGATCTTCAGAGCTATCGAATCGGCCTCGAAACCTACGATCCCGACAAACTCGGCCTTGGCCCGCTGATGAGGCAAAACACCGGGGCGAGCGCCGAAGATAAATGGGCTGGCCCGCTGCCGCTTGCGGTGGCTCGTCCGATGGAGCAAAGCACGTCTATACCGTGTGCGTATCCTTGGGTAATGCAGTGGTCGGATTCTCTGACCAGCAGGCTTGATTGGATGTTCCTTGCTGATAATGCATCAGCCGCAGCAACGCGTAGGGTAGTGGCTTATCAATTTGACCGGCTAACTGGCGTTGTGACATGGAAGGGGTTTATCACAGTCACTTTCCCGACTGCCACAAACCACACTATCCGCGCGCTGCGTATGACCTACGATACGCATAGCGCCGGCACGGTCGCTGTCAGTGGGACGGCAGTTACCGGGACAGGTACGGCATGGCAATCCAACCGCGCTTGCGTAGGCAACCGTATCGGCTTTGGCTCGACCGATCCAACACAGATTGCGACTTGGTACGAGATCAGCGCAATAGGTTCGGACACCGGCATCACGCTCTCAACTAACGCAGGAACCATCAGCGCCGGCACGCCTTATGTCATCGAAGATTTGCGGGCGGTCATCGTAACCACAAATGCGACGACGACAAACGGCGGGCTGTACGTCGTCAAAGGCTTGAGCATTGATATCTTCTCTCCGCTCGGCACCACCATTCCGGCTGCGACGACAGTCGACAACATTCGTGCATGCTACTGGCTCAAGTCTGCGGCGACGATTACGGAAATCACTGCTAACGGCATAGGCGTACAGGCTAAGACTAGCTTTCAAAGTCAAATGGCTTGGCTTGGCAGCGGCACAACGACTAACCAGCTATTCAAGTTCGATATCCGCGCGGCACTAACGCTTACATCAGGCGCGGCGACTAACGCCTTCCAATACTCCACGGCTGTATCGGCAACACTCACAGGTACGGCATCGCAACTTAATAATGGGCGCGTGGCTGCTCCGAATCATGGCCCCGGTCAGGGCGTCGATTGCTATTACTTCACGACGACGACGCGCGTGTATCGCACCAAGGCGCTTTCAACAATCACGACTGGCGATACGACTTGGCTCACGGCTGGCGATGTTATGCAGGAGGTTCCGCCCGGAACAACAGCGACAAACGCTGCAACAGCCGCCATGAATAGCATTGAGTACGTCGCATCAATTGATAAGTTTGTCATCGCGACAAACGGCGGTAGCTACCGCACCTATGTGACGCAATACCGAACTGACGCAGGCCAGATTGACCGAGTATTTGGGGCGAACCTGTTTCAATACATGCAGACTCTTGCCGATCAATCTGCCCCTCTTGCCGCAACAACTATTAACACCATTGCAACCGTATGGGCCGAAGGTGGTTTGTTGTACTACTTGTTAGCAAGCACCACGCTTGCTAACAACACGATGGTTATTACACCGCTTGCTGCTGATTGGGAGTATGCGGCAGCCAGCGGTAACAGAATAATCCTGCCCCGGATGGCGGTTGAGGCGGCGTCAAGATTCGTCCAAGCCTTCGCGCAGGAATTGCCGATCATGGGCGGCACCAGCGGGTACAACCTCGGCCATCCTACCGAGCCGCTTCGCCTTTACTATCGCACCGCCGGCATTGCAGATAATAGTGGTGCGTGGACATTACTGCCGTTCTCCGGTGATATGTCAGGCATTACCGGCGCGAGCATCATTCAGCTTATGGCCGAGTTCAGGACGGTTGGCGTACTCAGTATTCCGGCACGGCTCTACAACGTCGGCGTCATGTATGACTCTGATGATTCCCTCCCCGCCGAGCTACGATGGAATCTTGGCGACAGCGACAACAGCAACGGCACAGTCGGATTCACGCAGACCGTCGTTTTCGGCAGCTTGTCGAGCCTGACGATTACCTACTATCGAGCAGACAATGACGCGGTTGTTTTGGTGCAGGGCAGCGGCAGCACGACCAACGGCACGTTTGAATACTGGACGGGTAGCGCGTGGTCGGCTGGCCTTGGCAGCAATGCAGCCGGTACGCGCCGCCGCTTTGTGCCGACAGCCGGCCTCCCGACCGGCGTTGACGTCTACGCGAAGGTGGTTGCAGCGTGAGCATTCAACTGCGCGGCTCCCCTCTGGCTGTTCGCCTTGCGGCGACGGCGGTTGTCGCCGTCTCACTTGTCTTTTGCGGTTCGCCAGCGCAGGTTCGCAACGCGCAGGCTTACTCGACGCCGATCCGCGTTACTGTCGAAGACGGGCCTTTGGCCCTATGTGTTAACCCGCCGAGTCTGCCTGGCATAGAGGGCGTTTCAGTCATTCTGCAGGCCGGCAACACTGCTGCAGCGACCGGTGTGTCGGATATCTCTGGTGCGGCAAGTATCGGGCAAGCAGCGAACACGGTCGCCGGCGCTGGCGCCCTGGCGGTACAAGGTTCTGCGTCCCTTGCACAGGCAGGCAATTCCGCTGCCTCAACGGGTACGTTGGCTCTGCAGGCGTCGGCCGCGGCACCACAGGGTGGGCATGCGCTCACGGCAACCACGTTGCTGACCTTGCAGGGATCGGCATCGGTTGCGCAGGAGGGGGCCGCGGTAACGGCTACAGGCGCATGCGCTGCTGGAAATACGGGCGCCGCCAACATTGCTCAAGCCGCCATCGACATCGCGGCGACGGGTGTGATCGCCGTCACTGGCAACGCTGGCATCGCCCAGGGCGCGCACGATGCAAGCGCAACTGGGGTGCTGGCGATACTGGGCAGCGCAAGTCAGATGCAATGGGGGCACACCGTTGCGGCGCAAGGCTATCTCGATCCTCCCCCAGGGACGCATGTGCATGTCGACCTGTTGGTGGCCGCTGCTCGCCTGCGCACCTTGCACGCCCAGGAGCGCGACCGGCTGATCGACGCGCCGGGGCCGCCGCCGCAGCCTGCGTGTCGCCGCGCGTGACCGCATGATCCACGCCCGCGCCAGAACGCGCCAGATCACCTCAAGGGGAGCGACATGAACTTCAGCCCTAAAGACCCGGACGAGATCGAGTTCGTCGGCTTCAACTTCGCTGCCCGACTTGCCGCGGGCGAGGTTATCCAGTCCTCGACGTTCCATGTCTCGGTAATCGAGGGTGAAGATCCGGACGCTGCAGCGATGCTGCAGGGCGCGCCCACCATCGAGAGCGCCATCGTCAAGCAGAAGATCGGTTTCGGGGTGGCGGGTGTGCGTTACAAAGTCAGCGCGCACGTCGAGACGTCGGCCGGGCAGGCGCTGGTCGAGTCGGGTGTGATCGAGGTCAGGGAAATCGGCTGATGCCACGGAAACCCGAAAACCGCAAAATCGAGCCGCTGGCGCGTTTTTGTTGCCTTCCTGCTATGTCGATGCCGGTCGG